GGTCAACGAGCCTATCTGAAGATATAGCCAGGCAGTTTACTGGAGAAACTCCAGGTGCTATTCTGCGCATCAGCAACCCAACTGGTTCCCTTGGGCTGTTCCCGTATGCATATAGAGTACCCCACCGCATCTCTAATCAATACGACGAAATGGAGTATCTGGTACCGCGTAATGCTTCCTATGAGGTGGCTGGTATTGACGGCAACATCTTAGATGTTATTCGTAGGTTGGGTGGGTGAGGTAGTAGTATGGCCGCGTTAGATGATGCCGCACGCGCAGCGAAGGCGCTGCTTGCCCCCGATGAGGCTGTGCTGTTCAAACAGATGCTCGCCTCCGATGTGCCGATGGAGGATATCGCCAAGCGCCTTGCACTCTTTCGTAAGGCAGCACGCAAGGGCGGGGACATGGGCGGACCAACCGAGGAGGTGGAGTCCAGCATCAAACGCCTTAAGGAACTGATGCGGTATGTTGAGGCTAACACCAGGCTTTCCGAAACCCGCCTTAACCGTGGGGGCGTTGGTGGATTCCTTGCGCCAGAGTCGGCAACAAGGCGCCTACTGACCTCAATCATGAATAACACAAGGGCTGGTATTGACCCAGTGACTGGTTGGCGTCGCGGGGCGCTGGAGACTATTGGACTGGCGCAGGAAAAGGTTGCCAGAGACAAGGACACTATTGCGCGAGAGATGTCAGAAATATCTGACCGCCCAATGTCATTTAGAGAGGCGCTATCAAAGATGGGCAGCGTAAGCCCGAAACTTGCTGCCTCAAACCGCAGGACAATAGCATACAATACCGGCAAGATTGGGCAGGCGAAAGCGGAGGCCGAAATGATGGACATTCTAAGGTCCTTGCTGGGACCACTCGGGGGGCAGTAGCATGGCATACACCAAACCCCAACTCCGTGAGCGCATCAAGCGCAGCGTAATGGCAGGCAGCCAAGGCGGCAAGCCTGGCCAGTGGTCTGCGCGCAAAGCGCAACTCGTTGCCCAACGGTACGAGAAGGCTGGCGGCGGATACACTGGTAAGAAGACGGCAGCCCAAGAAGGCCTGTCCCGTTGGACTAAAGAAGACTGGCAGACCAGCGACAAGAAGCCTGCTATCCGTGAAGGCGGTACCCGTCGGTATCTTCCGGCGGCGGCGTGGAAGAAACTTTCACCTGCGGAGAAGGCAGCCACCAACAAGAAGAAGGTGGCTGGCTCGAAGCGGGGTAAGCAGTTTGTAGCCAATACACCTAAGGCGAAGGCAGCAAGGCGTGAGGCTACACGGAGGATGGCAAAGTAGTATGGCAAACCGTATTGAATCTTATCTTGACCTTGTGAATGCACTCACCGAAGGTTTGCGTAGTGAGGAACGGCTTAGTGAAGTTATGCGAACTTTAGGTATGCGCATGCGCGGGCAAGACCCGATGGACTGGAAGATTTCTCACACTGCACCAACCGCCCTTGACGATGTTGGTGCACCTATATACAGACTGGATAGTAATGATTTATATCCCGCCGATGTATACACCAATCCTAGAAACTATGGTTATGGCGATGAACTTGCTGCTCTACCTGCCATCATGGCTGCGCGGGGAATCCCTGATATGCCTATAAGAATCTATCGTGCCGTTCCATCGTATGCATCTGATATCTATACAGGAGATTGGGTCACTCCAAGTTTGCCCTACGCCCTTAACCATGCCCGCCATGTGATGGAGGGGCAGTTACCGTGGCAGGTTATTAGTAGTATCGCGCCAGCACGAACACTCATATCTGAAGGAAACTCTCTAGCCGAGTACGGCTACATCGGTGAACCTATTTTGGATGCGGTACGAATCCAAGCACAACGGGGCCTCGGTCGCAAGCCTTCGGCTGCGCTGGTTGCTCGGGCAAAGGCTGGGGATGAGCAGGCTATCAGGGCTATTTTGAGGAACTTTGGCCTCAGCCAAATGTTGGAAAGGTAGTCCCCACGGACGGCTATAAGTAGGAGATATCATGGCATCGACAGACCTAATTGCGAAACTGCTGAAATCGAGGAAAGGCCGCACCGCCGCAGGCCTCAGCCTTGCTGGTATCCTCAGCCAAGCATTCCCTGCTGTTGGCAACTTTATCGGTAATGAACTACTTGGCCTTGATGACTTTGAGCGAGTAGGAAAGTATGCTGGAACAGGCGAGTTCGGCAAGATGTTGAAGTCGCTTGGGGCTGGCGTGTTTGAACTTGGGTCAACAGTCATCCCTGGTGGTGCACTATTGAAAGGTGCGAAGGCTGGCAAAGCAGTAAAAGCCGTAGCCCCCATCGGCGGTCGGGTAGTATCCATGGTCCCAGGCATGACACAGGCTGGCATGCTTACCGCTGGTGGGGCGCGCGGCCTTCAAGGGTTCCGCGCTGCCGAGATTACACAGTTGGCTGATGCCCTGAACTCGGCATCGCAGATGCTGGGCGCACCATCTATTCCGGTCGGCTCGGCACGGTCAAATGCGCAGCGCGCTATCCGTGAAGCGCAGACACGGGCACTACTTGAACTTCTTGGAGGATAACATGCCGTTCAAATCAAAAGCCCAACAACGCTACCTATATGCAACCAACCCTAAGGTGGCTAAGCGGTACTCCAGCGAAACCCCTGCCTCTGCTTATAAGAACATGCCGGAACGGGTAGGCAAAAAGAAGAAGCGCAAGTTCAGCGACATTGCCCGAGGCTTGTCTCGCTAAGCCCCGCACCCACAGTTGTGGACATGCTGAAAAACACCATCGCAACCCTGCTCGCAACACTTGGCCTGTATGTCTCCGTACAAGGAGCACAGGAAGCCATCGATATCATTACGCCTGACGCTGCTCGAGTCGTGTCCGATGCAAATCTTCGCACCGCTTACACCGAAGCGTATCGTCTCCATATGTTGGAAGACATTCCGTTTGAGCAGGCGTTCCGTACCATTGTACCGAACCTGCAAACACCTGAACTCCGCTACACAGTAAACGAACTGACGGTGACCGCCGAGACCGACTGGTCATGCCGTCGCCTCGTCATCGAGGATACTTGGGTCCGTATCAGCGACTGCTGAACCTTGGTTCAAATGCGCAAACATCTGCGCAATGTACAGTTGTGTAACCGCTGACAACCCTTCAGAAGTTTTGCTGCTAATGCTGCGCACCTGCTTCACCTTGTCAAGGTCTCGAAGGTTCAAGTTCCGCATCACCTTGTCAATCACATCGTTCGCCACCTGCTCAGCCGCATGCAGCACGAACTCCACCACCTGACCAGAGACCATGCTTCGCTGCTCCAGTTCCGCTATCGTTTGCACCAGTTCAGTAACCTCCTCAACGGTGCAAGTTTCCTTATCGGCAATCTTCTTGACAATACCGTCAAACATTTCTTGAGTAATCATTCTGAACCCTCCTCGGTGTCAGTAGTAGTGTCCACCAAGTCGCCAGTGGGGGCGTTGTTCGTCAACAAACGAACGAAGTCATCCCATCCGAGGACGACTACAATGCGTTCACCATCAACAGGTTGGCGCACCTTCTTGCCTGGAACCCGCACAAGGCGTTTCCAAACCAGAACAACAGGGTCTCCGTTCGCCTTGCGGCGAGCCTTGCCCAAAATCTTTTGCACATTCAACGACGACTGTGCCTTGCATTCCACCACCCAACGCTGGGTCGGATGGTCGATATAGGTTTCTACATCGCCTTCATCATACTGCCCGCCTTCGGCAAGACGACGGGCACGCAGCCCCAAAGCGTTGAACGCTTTACGGGTCCAAGTTTCAAAGGCTGTGCCTTGCTTCTTATTCTTGTTCATTGCTCCTCTTAAGTGTGGTTAAAATGTCAGCAATCTTGGTTGACTGTGCAGGCTTCTCTGCCGCCACCTCATCCATAGGGATGTAGCCGCGCAGCATCTCCGCAATCCACACACTATCAACCAACCTTGCTTTCAATATAGCAAGCCCACGCTCAACACGGGACTTGACTGTCTTGTGGTCTATACCTAAAGTCTTAGCAGCCGACCGATACGAGCGGCTTTCCAGATGGACAAGACGAACAGGTTCACGAAACTCTTCCGGCAACTCTTGCACGATACGCTCCATCACGATAGCGAGGGTAGTGTAGTTATCTAACTCCTCGGCAAAATAGTCGTCGTAGTGTACGAGCGCATCGCGGATAGGGGCAACCGACTCGACGGTCGCAGGGTCAAACGACCAATGCTTCTTGGAGCCACCAGTTTGCGTACCCATCAGAATGTCGCTCCGTTTTCTGGATAAAAGTTAGTGTTCTTCGGCTGACTATCATTGCGATAAAACCCGTCCCCCTTCAACACGACACCAACAGGACCGTACACCCGTGTCAACGCACCGCTGCATTCAGGGCATGCAAGGTCAGATTCAGGGTCGTGAATAGACCGCTCAATCTCATAGTAGGTCTCGCATTTCCTGCAACGATAGTCGTATTTAGCCATCAGATTTCCTCTTCTTCTTACCCTTGACGGCTTTAGACGAAGCAAAAGCGTCCGTTGTTGCGCGCTCCAACAACACCGACACGGGAACAATCCACGCAGTTTTAGGGTTGCGGGTGTCAGCATCGAGGGTAATCTCCTCAACCCCTGGCTGCGAGATAGCCCACATCACCGTCTCCAAATCGCAGAACAAAACCTCGTTCTGCTTCTGCAGATAGATGCCGTAGAACACTGGCATAATGGTATCCCACCATGTCAGGGCTTCAGTCTTCTCCTGCTTAAAGATGATGGTATCGCCGTCGCTGCCTTGCACCTCAATGAACCTACCCCAACCAAGAAAGTCAGGGGCATGCCGGACCTCACGGGTCCAGGTGGTGTGCTGGGCGCGGGCTGTGCTTACACGCCGTGGCCCGAATGGGACGACTGGGCGGTCCATAGCCTCTAAGACTTGCGAGACTTTCTCTTCGGCCAAATCGCCCGCAAGCGAGTTCTCACCGTAGCGGTCCATCCCGCCGAGTTCATGATATCTACCTTGCATGGGTACACCTCCGTGTATTTAGTTATTGCATGATTGAGTCGGGAACGCTCGATGATATATCCCGAAGTTTTGTAATAGGTAATGCGCTCAGTCTTATCATCGAACAGGCGCAACTGTACTCCGTTGTTCATTAGAAAGGTTCTCCTGAGAATGAATTGTATGGGTTGTTTGGCTTACGGTACACACCCGCTGGCCGGAAGTTCGAGTCATGTGCAAGTAGCACCGCACTATGACCGTACTGGCTGAGGATGTAGTTGCTGGGCGCAGGTGGCGTTCCGTCCTTCATCTTCTTCACCTGCATGTTGATGATGCCAGAAGCCTCATCTTTCACCATCGCAATTGAAGTGTCGGCTGCACCACGCAACGCCGTAGAGCCACGCTCACGCTGCCCATCAGCACCAGTGTGGTGCACAATGAGGACGGTTGCACCAGTGCGCTCACGAATACGCTCACACACATCGATGGCTACACCAACATCTTTCGCACTGTTCTCATCGCCACCGACAAGGGCACGCGCCCAAGTGTCGATGATGACCAGACGCAGCGGCTCGTCATCAACCTGCGACAAGTACTCGGCGGTGTTCACCAGCATCGTCGCATCTTTCTGTTCGAGCAGGTGCACCGCTTTGGGCAAGATGTGCAGGTTCTTCTCCAACGCATCCATGTCAGCGGCGGCTCCCCGTGCTAACGACCAAGCCTCTTCACGAGGCTTCATCCCCCGCAGACCTTCGCCTACGGCGACGAGAGTTTTGCCACGACGGACCTGGGCACCGTGCAAGGTGTGACCGGAAGCGACGGAGCAGGCCATGTCCAGTGCCATAAACGATTTCGCGGCACCTGGCGCACCGTAAATGACTGTGAATGAATCTGCCGGAAGCAGACCGTGGATGAGCCACTCGGGGTCCGGCATCGCCCTCAAATCCGTACGGGTCAGAAGTTTGAAGCGAGGCTTCTCTTCGTCCACCATCGGGTCTGGCTGGTCGATATCGTACACCGTCGGTGCCATCTGCGACCGCTTCGCCTTCGGCTCCGCGCTCTGCAAAGTCACCGCCCACAGTTCTTCCTCAATGCCATTGTCGGTGTATACATTCTTGCTTTCATCGGTTGTCATCATCCTTCTCCCCTCCGTTGGGTATGGTAATGTTGAACTCTACGCCACGGAAGTCGTCGTCCAAATGTTCCCACTCAACATTGCCAACCCACTGGGTCGGATATGCTGCGTGCACCCACATCAAGCAAGCCGTAATGACCTGACCTAAATGTGTAATCGTGTTTGAAACCGCAATCGAATCATCGTGTTTGTTCACGACGAAAGCAACACGGTTAGTTTCCAGCAACGCCTGCAGCAGGCGCATCGCTGTGTGCTGGATGAAACCAAGATGGTTGCCAGCCTCTCGGTAGCGGTCAAGGAGTTCTTTGTGCAACTCCACAAACTCTTCACTACCAAGTTCGATGTCTGACATTTGGGCATAGAGGGTGGCATGGTCCCATGCCAAACCCTCCACACCTTCTTGCAGCATCTCTTCGTCCGGCAAATCCGGCACCATCAGTATCTGGTGTAGGTCCACTTTAGGCCTCCAACTTCACGCCGTTGAGCGCGCCGTACTTGATGGCGGCATCAGCCTCCTTCGTCAGCCAGATGTAAAGCGAGCCGTTCGCGTTGAACTTGACACGGGCAATCGCTTGGTTCGCAATGTCGCCAGCAACGAACGCTTGCGCATCCTTGCTGATTTTCACAGCAGCGACACACCCGTTCGGCACACCAGCCTCCAAGCCTTTCTGGCCTGGGCGGTTGTCCCAAATCTTGAATGCGTCGGGGTTGAGACCGTGCTGACGGAGCCATTTGCCGACCTCGGCTTCCAACTGGGAAGTTGGGTACGAGGCAGTGGTGATGAAACGAAGTTCGCCATCACCGAACTTGGACGGTACACTCATCCAAGTTGCTCCGCCAGCGGGGGCTGCGGCTGCGCCGTTGGCGACAGCAACCGTAGCCGAAGGGCCAGAGAAAGCAGGAGCGACACTGCCACTCTGGGTTCCAGAAACCGTAGTGGTTGCGACAGGGTGCACCGACACCGACCCCTTCGGGGTGTTGGCAATCTCTTCACGGATAGAGTGCACGATGTTCTTCGCTTCGTCCAGCACTTGGTCGCGGAGCACATCCACCATGTGGGAGCGACGGACCACGGCCTCGCCGTCATTGACGGGTGCGCCGAAGTCGTAGGTCTCCTCCAACTTGATGAACGCATCGGCACCAAGTGCCTTCGTGCTCAGAGTGATGGACACAGACACCTGCGAGACACCGCCCGCAGGGTTAGGGATGACGACAACATCTTCTTCGATGGTGTAGTCAGTTGCCGCCGTGTTGTTGGCGGGCTTCTTCTTAATGTTGCTCATAATGATACCTCCATGGTCTCGGGTTTTGCAACTGTACTGGACTGTCCGTTGGATACGGGCTGTACTGGGACAGTCCGTTTGCGTATGGTGGCTGGAAGTCCAGCGTATTCACCAGTCACCATACACTTCTCATAGTGCGGGCACCATTGCTGGCTGCACAACATTGACGATGGGTTCCGAGGGAACACATCCGCTTTCACAATCGCTTCGGCATCACGGATACGCTGGCCAAGCACACCAACATCCACCAAGTCTGGTTGCACAATGACACGCTTCGCGCATTCGCCACCAGTCCCAGGTTTCACCACCGTGTAAGTCATCTCCGGCAGGTACTCGATGCGTTCAGGTAGAATGTCAGACAGTTGCAACGCCACAGCATACATCGTTGCCTGCGGACGCTTACCTTCACCGTCATCTTTCCATCGGCTCATCGAACCAGAAGTTTTGAGGTCCACCAAACGATACACTCCGCCCTCATCTCGATACACGGCATCCATCCAACCTCCGATAGGGAGTGCGCCGTCTACCAGCGGGATACGGAAGTACGGTTCGATAGCGATAGGTTCCATCTGCATCACGAAATCCCTGTGCGACAGGCCTTTGTCTTTCATTTTGGTTTTCCACCAATGCCGCACCCCGTGATACGCCCCATCGTGCAACCCTTCCTCCAACTCGGCACACGCCACATCCACCATGTCATCGATAGATGGCAGCACATCGCCAGCCATACGCGCCTTCTCGTGCGCCTCCACCGCAGCATGGATACCTGTACCGACACGGGCGGCATCGCCGCTCGGGTCCGGCAAGCCAAGGTCGTAGGTCAAGAACCAACGCCTCGGGCAGTCATGGATGGTGTTGAGGGTGGACTGGTGCCAAGCCCCTGCACGGGACGACACCGCCTCATCCGGTTTCGCTGTCATACCCCACCGCCTGGGAGTGGCATGTACGGGGACCACGCCTCCGCCAACGCATCCACAATGTACTCCTCTGACAGGTTCAGCGAAGCGCGCGCAGTCTTTGCGGCACCCTCATCAAGGGCTTCCACAATGTCGAACGCAAGTTGGCTCAACGGTGCAAGCGCAACATGCAACAGTTCGTGCACGATAGTGTTCCGCTGCTCCTCTTTCGGCAACTCCTCCCAAGTAGCACACAACGCCAGTTTCGCATGACGCTGCCCATAGGTTGGTTCTATCTCGGCAAGGCAACCCTCGCTCGCTGGGTCGGCACTCTCCTCAATGTGCCAACCACCAAGACCCATAGCGACCGCCAACTGGCGGGTGTATTCCACCGTCGTTTGCTTCTTAGCCATCACGCCGCCCCCGTCAGATACATCAACGCTACGAACGCGAACACCGCAAACACGACGGCCTTCACCGACGCATCAACACCTGTCTGTGTCGTGCCATTTGACTTCTTGGCTTGTGCATACGCAAGGTACACAAAGAACCCGAACACTGCTGCCAGTATCATCCCTGCCTCCATGTCTGCCTGCTCCACATAAAGTTCTTGATAGTGGCAACAGTGTCCTCGTCGTCGCGGGCAACAGCATCAGCCATCGCCGCACCAAGCAACTCGAAACTCATCAGCACCTCACCAGTCTTGGCACGATACTCACGCACCGCCAACTCGGTCCTCTCAATGGTCATTGTACTACCTCCCCAATCTCGACCAACACTTCACGCGCTCTCACCATAAGACGGTGCGCCTGCGACTTGGATAGGCCAGTGTCCTTCGCCAGTTCCCGAACCGACCAGCCTTCACGGACAGCAAGCACAGCGGCATCCATCATACGGTCCGCATACGCCGTAGTCAAACCCAAGAAGTTGTCGATGGCAAGCACCGTGTTCTTCGCAACACGGGCAGCACGGGCAGCCTCACGCACCCCACGACCGCTCGCCAGAAGACGACCGACCGTTTGGATAGCCTCGATGGGCACCTCATTGGTGCGCCGTGTCGGGTCTTGCAACGACCGCCCATCAAGGATGAGGCGAACATCCCGCTCGGGCAGGAAGTTGTTGCTGACAATACCCGCAATGGCTTGCGTTAGGGTAGCACGGTCCAAGTCCGGCAGCAACGCCGCCAAGTATCGCAAATGGGCACGGCCAGTACGAACCGTCATGTCCGACAGTTCATCGACTGCGGCGTGCAAGTCGATGTATCCAAGCCTGCGTAGTTCTTTCACCACGGGTGCATCAGGGTCATACATCAACCCTCGTTTTGCATCCGCTAACATGATTTTATCTAACATGAGTACCTCCATAGTTCTCGTGTATTATAGTCCGGAAGGGTATACAGGACGCAAGTAGGTGGGGTGTGACATTTGACACACTCCGTAGTGCAAGTCCGGTAACTGGTAACCAGTACGGCCCCCCTTCGGGGGCCGTCCGGTAACCGGACTGCCTCCGGTGACAGTCCGATGTATCTGGGTAGTTTCGGGACAGTTTGCTCGTTTCCGTTAGGAAAACACAGTCGGTGTGAAAAGTGCCACAATAAAGGAAACACCTTGCACAACGGAACCCCTTGCCAGCATTGGCTTTTATCCCGTGCCGGAAACTGGCAACTGGCGTGCATTTTTGCGCACTACCAATAGGGTAACAAGAACAACCCCCCGCACTGCGGAGGGTCGTCTCGATGTAGTTCACGGCATCTGGATAGCCGAGATGGCTTTCCATACCGTATCGTCAATGTCATCAGCAAGGGCTGAATGCCCGTGCTCTTTTACTATCTCCTGCTGGGCTTCGAGGTAGCACCCTTCCGCTGCCATCCGCAACTCGTCCCGCTCCTTGCGGGTCTTTGCTGCGGCTGCGGCCTCTCGCAATGCGACGGCTTGGCGCGTCAGGTCTCGTACCGTAGCCGAGGCTTGCAAGTCATCCAACTCGAACAGGTGGAATGCTGCCTTGCCCCGATAGGTGTGGGTATTCTCTTGTTTGTTTGTCATAGTCGCTCCTTGTTTGGTTTTGACAGTGGAACCCTGATGGTTCCCAAAGGGACAGTAGCGGCGAACACAGGAACCACCACTGCCCCCTTGGCAACCAGCCCCACCGTCTCCGGCGGGACTGGTCCCACGGTCAAGCCGTCATCTTGTCAAGCACCCACAGCGGGCCGCTTGTCAAGTTGTCAGCCCACTCTTGCACCTCCTCGGGTAGGTCTCGGTAGTCGGTCGGGTCGTCGCTCTCTATCTCAATGTCGTGCACCTCCAACGAATACCCATCCCACTCGCCACCGTACACAAGGTCAGCCGTCACCACGGCCCGCTTCTTATAGGCGAACCGTATCCGGCGGGACCAAGTGAGTGTCACCTCGGTCTCGCTATCCAGCACGGCAATGTCTGGCAAAGTTTCCACGCTCATGATACCACCTCCACAATGTCGTTTGTGTAGTTGGTTTCGATGATGGTAAACGCTTGCGGGTTTTCGTTCCAAGAGAACCACGCGTCCTCCTCGTTCTCGGCCTCGACAAGGTAGGTGTCCACGACCACTCGGCTGTGCTCCACCTTGTAGGTGCGGGTTGTGTTGCCGTAAGTCATCACTGCACCTCCAAGTCCGGACGGCCAGCCTCGGCAGTCATCCGTTCCAAGTCGTCGCCAGTCAGGTCAAACACCTGCACCAACAACTTGCGCTGTTCGGGCGACGGTATCCCCTGCCATCCAAGGTCGCGCTCAAAGGTCAGGTCCATGCCGTCGTACACCGACGACCCACCACTATCGATGAACCGTGCAAAGTCTACACGGTACCCGATGTTGCTGTCATACTCCACCCCAACGATGACGGGCGTGCCGTCAATAGTTAGGTGCAAGTTGCCGTACCAACTTTCGATAGTCTGGCAACCCAAGCCATCGACCACGATGGTCGCTGTCTCTGTGTTCATGTTATTACTCCTCCCTCTCGGGAATGTTAGTGCCCTCTCGGGCTGTGCTCACGGGTCCGCCGTGTGCTGCGGTTGCTACTGATAGTCCGTCGTAGCCACGGTATTGCAAGTAGGTGGCGTGTGTCATTGGTCACACCACCTGCAACTGGTGCCGTCTTTTACCTATCTTGCGACCGTTCGAAAACTGCACCATCCAAATGAGGCCACCGTCCCAGCGGGACGGCCCGACTGCCAGCACCGTAGCCAGCCAGCCGGAACCGTACCCGCGTCCGACGATGCGCACCCGTGTACCTACACGGGGACCAAGGTCAGGGGTCAGCATACTGCCACCTCCTGTCGCTTGCGCTCGATGCGCTTGGCTGCTGCCTTAGCGTTCTTGGCACTGCCGTAAGATAGGTAGCCGTAGTCCGTGTCGCCGTTGCAATACACGGTTAGCGTGGCCCAACCATCCTCATGGTCGATGCGGTAGTCGGCGGTTGCTCCGCTTCCAATCCACGGGCCACCCGCGTTATTGGTGCTGTTCCAAGTGCGCACCCACTCAATGCCATCGGTAGTCATGATGCCACCTCCTTGGTGTATCGGACTACGATGCACTGCTTATTACTCTCTGGCAACCTGACCGTAAAACCCTCGGCGGTTAGCGCACGGTACACGGCCACCAAGAACTCACCCTCGGGCATGGTCTTGTTATCCCACCCAAGGTACTCGGGCCATTCGGGCGACCACGCGGTCGTAAACATTCTGCGGTCGTTCATCTTGCCATCTAACCTGTACCCAACAAGGTGGGGAGTGTTATCGTCCAAGGTTGAGAAGGTTGCGCACGACCGACAACAAGTCGGCTCTGACATGGCCACTTGTATACCAGCCTCCGCCAACCGTTTACCGGCTCGGCGGAACGCCGCTTTCGTAGTGGCGGACGACACCATTGTTGTATCGGTAGTCATAGTCACACCCCCTCGCACTGCATGAGGTCGTTTACCCAGTCGGTCACACCGTGCGGGTCGTTAGCGTACTCGCGCAACGCGTCCGCAAGGTAGTCAAGTTCCAAGTATCCAAGGTAACCAAGGTCCCGTACCACAAGGTCGGCACCGTAGTTCTCCCTGCTCCATCCGATGAGGTCAAGGTACACCAAAAACGGGTTAGCGTTCCGGTTACAGTTCAGGCCCCACTCGTACAGGGCTTGCGCCTCCTTTGCGGGATGGCGTGGGTTCTCCTGCTGCTGTTCTAGGTAGTCCCACACCGTCAATGTGTCTGTGTTCATTGCTGTTATTGCTCCTGCCCTTTCGGGCATTATGTGCACCCCGTTGGACGGCGGATGCTCCCGTTCGCGGTACCATGCGGTCTCGCTCCGCGCGGGGTCTAACCCTTGGTACCTGCCCCCCTCACTGTCCGGACTGCACTCCAACAGTCAAGGGGGTCACCTGTGACTTTCGTCACACTATTAGTACTTGTTTAGCACCTCCCGTCTAAAATGTTGTACACACTCGCGTACCCGTACCGGACTGCAACCGTCGCCTAAATACTTGCGACTTTGTAGGTATAAGTTCCCGCCCATGGCATAACAGTATACCCCGTAACTGTGGCGTTCCCAGTTCACGCCCCATAATGTCCCTGACTGCTGCTCTGTGTTCATGTTATTGCTCCTGCCCGTGAGGGCATGTATGTCTGCGGTGTGTGCGGCGGATGCCGCGGCCATCGTCAGCACGGGCGTTACCCGTGGACCGTGCGGGGTACAGGACCCCCGCACGGTTTCGGCCTTACTTTGAGACTGCCTCGACGGCGGCCCGTATAAATGCCAACCCGCGCGCGGATTGCAAAAATTCGTATAAATGATTGTCACGCTCAACCTCCGCATCGGTCAATGATGCCCAACTGTGGCAAAAATCAAAGCGGGCACCGTTGTCGCCGTCGTAGAATGTGCCCTCGATGAACACCCCACCGCCGTCGTCGTCAAGTTGGCAAATTCCAATATCCACGCCGGGCGTGTGAGGGCAGGCCCGTTCGTGGATGTCAAAATCCACCTCCTTAAAATTCACCTCCCAAATGTCAAGGTACAGGCCCTTCACAACCTCGATAGAGGTGTTGTCTGCTTTGATGTTGTACGATACTTTCATGTCTGTGTCTCCTGCCCTGTTCGGGCTGTCTGGTAATACTGTCCGGAGTAGGTATCCGGTTGTCAAGAAGGTGCCATACTTTTTTTTCTGGCTGTTTCCCTGACCCCCAATACTGTCCGGACCCACCCCCCGTTTGTCAAGTAGGTCGCCAACATTTTTGTGTGACATTTTTCACACCCAACCTACTTGACAGGGAACAGTTTACTCCGGACAGTAAGAAGGTTGCCCCGTGTCCCGTGAAGGCCCGTGTATGGAGAATGCATAAACATACACGACCCTGCATACTTATTCACCGCCCCCGTCTCTGCATATTCATGCATCCGGCTGCATAGTTATGCAGGCCCCCCGCGTACAGGAATAATAGTCCTATCATAGGAACATTAGTCCTATCTCCGGCCCCCCTGCCCCCCGCCTCCGGCCCCCCGCCCGCCGGACCCGACCCGACACAGGCAACAAGGCAACAGGCAACAAGGGGGAGGGGGTGGGGTGGCTCCCCCCTGCGCGGCGCGCGCAGATATATATACTGGCTGAGCGATATTTTTTGTCCATTTTTGGGGGCGGAAATTTGCCTTCGGATAGGGGGGACATTCGGCGGTCATTGGTGGGGGTGTACTGCGGCCACGGGGGGCTGGTTGGCCGACCATCGGACTAGTCCCGTTTTGACCCCTGTGAGCCTGTTTTTGGCACTATGGTCGATGATGGTTTGCTGTCTACCCTCAGGGTTCCAGTGTGTCTTTGGTCACACTCTATGTGACTTTGGTCACATTTTTTCTATTTTGGCGTAAAGTGGGGAAAAAAATTCCCCACTCGCGGCTTTATATAAAGCCCAGGGAACGGGGTCCGGTTACCGGTAACCGGAATCGGCCCCTAAGGGGGCCGATACGGAGTCCGGTTACAGGTTACCGGAGTTTCGTCCATTGGGTGCGGTGTGTCACCCCCAATGGTGAGCATCGTGGTGTATTGCTCTCGGCTACCCGTGTGCTGTATACCTTCTCTTTTTGGGAGGTGCTATGTCTAAGAATCAAGCCGAACTGTGGGACGCATATATTTTGTGGTCCCTCAAATCTCCTCAAGAGCGCGGGAGCATTAATTCGGAGACTGCTTGGGCTGCGAAGTATGGGGTGTCGACGCGGACGCTTCGCCGTTGGAAGACGCTGCCTGAGTTTCAGGAGCGTAAACAGATTTTGGAGGCTTCGAAGGTTGTCGCTAAACCTGAGCCTGATGAGCCGCTTGGGGCGGATGAGTCTGACTATCAAATTGTGAAGGCTGCCCTTGTGGAGGGCGCGAAGAATGGGAACCCTAAGTATCTTGATTTGTATTTCAAAACTTACGGTAAACCGTTTGTGGAGGAGGAGGCTGCTTCGCGGTCGTCGGATTTGACAGGGTTGGACCTTGAGGATTTGGTGGCTAAGGCGTTGGTGGCGGTCGGCCCCGAGTTGGTGGCTGAGAAGTTGCGTGCATTGGGGTGGTCATGCGAGGGTCCGTGATGATAGTTTTGCACGCTTTCAACGAGGACCCTGGCGATGGGCAGGATAAACACCTGGAGTACTGGTACGGGTCTGTCCGGTTGGAGGATGAGGCGGATGACGGGGAAGCCCCTGTGGTGTGTTGGTGTGGTGGTCGATGCTATAAGTTGTCTAAAGGTGTGGCTGTGGTGTGGCATAACGGGTTTTGGCCGTCTGCTTATAAGGCGAAGGTGATTCCGAATGACTGATAAGCGTTCTAAAGAGTTGAACAAGTTGTGGGTGGAACTTGAGTGGCGGCGTTGTGCCACCGATGAAGGCTATTTTATTAACAACTATGTGTGGATTCCTTCGATGGAGGATGCCCGTGGCCGTACGAAGTTCCATTTGTTTGACTATCAGGCTGACTTGTTGGGGTTGATGAAGTCTAATCGTTTTGTTATCGCCCTCAAGGCGCGCCAAATTGGGTTTACGACGCTCGGTATGGCCCATTCTTTGTGGTTGGCGTTGTTCCGGCCTGGTGCTACGGTGCTGATTGTGTCTGAAACCCAGAAATCTTCGAATAAGAACCTGGCGCAGGCTCGTCTGGCGTACCAGTTTTTGCCGCAGTGGATGAAAGAGCGCGGTCCGAACATCAAAAACGATTCGTCTACAGGTATTTCGTTCGAGTTTAACGATGGGATGGTGTCCAATTTGAAGGCCAGCCCTGCGACGAACGGTGTGTTTGCTGGTGAGACCGCAACTTTTGTGTTGTGGGATGAGGCTGCGCTCGTGGAGCCTGCCAGTTTGCAAGAAGATGTGCTTCGCACGCTGCTTCCGACGACGGACGCTGGCGGTTCGTTCCTGATTGTGTCTACGGCGCGCGGTGCGTATAACCGTTTTGCTAAAACTTACCGTTCTGCTCAGAAACGGGAGAGCCAGTTCATCCCGTTTTTCCAGCCGTGGTCGGTTTCGCCGTTTATGCGCTGCGGTCAGCATTGTGGTTGGTGTGGTGGTGTGTCGAATGGGAAGACTCCGTGTCGTTCACGCTACGATTTGAAGCGCCGCGAGTTCGCGGACCAGCCTTGGCGGTTTTTTCAGGAGTATCCGGACAATGAGGAGGAGGCGTTTCGCGAATCTGGTCGCCCTCGGTTTGTTGGTTTGCCCCCAGAAAGCGAGTTTGTGGCGTTTCCATTTCGCGGGGACATTGCTTGGCGGAACGATAGTGAACTTGTGTTCGAACCTGACCCTTCAGGGCCGTTGCATCTGGCAACCTTGGACCCTGACCCTAAAGGTTTCTATGTGATTGGTGCAGACCCTTCCCAAGGTGTGGGCAACGACTACGCTACTGCGCATGTGTTGACGCTGGATGACGATGGTGTGCCTGAGGTTGTCGGCTATTATCACACAAACATTGTCCACCCTACCGAGTTTGCGGCGGCGTTGGATAGGTTGGGACGATTTTTCTCAGGCCGTGAGTGGGCAGCCAAGTTGGCGGTGGAAGACCAAGGTGGTCAAGGCGCGCTCCCTATCAACGAGTTGCATAAACATCTTGACTACCCGAACCCGTATGTGCATACGGCGGCGGGGCAGCGCAAGTCTCGCGGGAGCCGCCTGTTTGCCTTCCCGATGACGGTGGACCGCCGTAGGGCGGTGATTGACCGCCTTGCCAAGTATCTGGTGGTGAACGATGGGGCTACAATTTTGCAAGGTATTCACCCTGCGTTGCGTGTCGAGTTGGGTCAGTTTGTGGCGCAGGAGACTGCGAACGGTAATATTCGCTATGCGGCGGATGTAGGCTGCCACGACGACTTGGTTATGTCGCTTGCTATCGGTTTGTGGGTTCTTATAGAGGAATACTCTGAGGCCTCCCCAGAGGAGGCTATTATTGAGGATGTTGTTTGGAAGCCGAAAGATACTATCAACATCGCCAAGTTCCGCGAGGCACGAGAGGCGATGATGGTTGAGGCGGAAGAGCAGCAACGCCAGGCGATGGAGTCATTCGTTATGGCAGCCGAGTTGATTCAGACACCAAGAGGTTATCGTGGCTAAAAGAAAACCATACACATTGAAAGATAAGCAGGCTGCGGTGCGCGACGCTATTCGGCGCATGGACCCTGTGCACGAGCATTGGCGAATGCTGGAGGCCCTGTTTCGTACTGGTGCCCAGCGTGAGTTGACACAAATTGATTTGAACCGTATCTTGCCGTTCCCTGTGCCTGGTTCGTTCTTGCGGACGGTGAACATGCTGCTGCCGCACCTGACTTTGCTTATCAATTCGATTGCTGCTCGCGACCCGAAGTTTGTGGTGACTCCAACTGATGGAGACCCGACGGTTGTGGAGCGCAACGGTTCTGTGGCCAAGGCCGTTCTCGACTACTACTGGCGACGCGCTGATGCGACTGCCGTGTTGCGAGATGTAACCCAAGACATGGTTATCATTGGCAACGGTTTTGCTAAAGTTGGTTGGGCGTACACGGAGAAGACTGTTGACCGAGCCTCTGAAGATGTGGTGCTCGATGCGCAGGACATGGTGGCTGAGGCGACGCTCGCAGCGCAAGAGGTTGGCCTCGTTGTTGACGCTACGGTGGTGGCTGAGATTCTTGATGCTGTCGCTTTGACTGAGCAGTTGGTTGAGCAAGATGAGCCGTATGTGGAGTATGTGTCGCCGTATGACATATTTCTCCCTGCCGATGCTCGCCGTTTGAACAACGCCCGCTGGGTGTGCCAGCGTATCCGGCTTCCGCTTGAGGAGTTGAAGGCGAACCCGATGTTCAAAAAGTCTGCGGTTGAGAATTTGAAAGCAGACACAGGGTACGCTGACCGCGCCACTATGGACCACTATGAGATGCGTTCTGAGGCTTTGCCCGAGGCGTTCTTGTATGGCACAGTGTACGAGTTTTATGACATGCGGGACCGCTACTTGTGTGTATTCCAGTTGGATGCTGAAGAAGCCCTCTATGAAGGTGAACTGCCGTATGCGCATCGCTACTCGCCGTTTGTGCATATGCGCAACTTCTCTGACGGCGGGTCGACCTGCTGGTCGTTCGGTGATGTGGAGAATGTCGCTGGCATCCAGTTGATGGTGAACGAAATCATGGTTGCTGAAATCAACGACCTGAAGCGTGTAGGCAACAAGTACTTTGTGAACAAGAAGGTGTTGACACCCGAGTTGTCTAAGGCTCTGCAGGAGAACCGACCTGACCAGGTAATTCCAGTTGACTTGCCTAACAATGTGAATATGAATGAGGTGCTCACCCCTGTGCAGCGTCTCTCGACCCCTGCTGACAACTACATCATGGAAGAGAAGTTGCAAGGGTATATGCAGCGTATTTTGGGTATCACTGATTTGCAGGCTGGTTCGCTCCAGTCTGCTTCCCGTGTTCCTGCTACGGCTGCTGCTGCCCTTGAGGGTGCGACGACAACCCGTGCGATGGATAAGATGACGAATGTGGAGAAGGCTGCACGCGAGATTGGTACTCGCATGTTGGCTCTCTGCCAGCAGTTCATGGCCGAGGATAAGGCTATCCGTATCGCTGGTCCGCAGGCTCCGCTCTGGTTGGAGGTGTCGCCTGATGACATTGATGGTGAGTTCTCTATCGAGGCTGAGGGTGGTTCTACGCAAGCCATCAACCCAGCGAGCCGTGCCCGTCAAGGTATGGAGATGTTGAACATGGTGGTTCCGGCGTTGGCACAACTTGGGTATAACCCTGAGCCTGCGTTGCGTACCTCGTTGCAGTACATGGGTTTGAACCCTGACCATCTGCTGGTTCGCCCTGAGCCTGCTCCTATGGCCCCAGGGATGCCTATGGGCCCTGAGGGTGCTATGGGTGCCCCTGCGCCCGCTATGGGGCCTCTGGACGCGTCTGGTGGCCTTCCACCTGAGTTGATGGCGATGCTCGCCCAGCAGGGCGGTATGCCGATGGGTGGCCCTGTGTCCCCTGAGATGAACAGTCCGATGATGCAAGATTTGGCCAACCTCGGCGGTTCGCCCGTTCCAGCCGCAGGTATGGGGGAGGCAATGATTTAATATGGATAAGACCATGAAGATGGAAGCCATCAAAGCAATGGCAAAAGGTGATGGCAAAGAGGTCGAGGCGCACATGGCCAAGTGCCCCAAGTGTGGGCATGAGTGGATGATGGGCGAGGAAGACTACGAAGAAGACGAAGAGTACGAAGACGAGGACTGACCATGGCGCTGCTGTCTGGTACTGCGTCTAAGTTTGCATTAGACCTTTTGCGTTCTGGCAAGGCTTTTGAGCCAAACGGTGTAAAACTGTTCAAGTCGGGTTATCGTGCAACACAGGGGACTTCTGCTCCAGAAGAGGTAGTGTCTGAGTTTCAAAGGCTTGTCAAGTCCTTAGAGGGAGAGGCCGTTCAAAGAAGAATTAAACACAGCAGAATACCGTATAGTGAAGAAAAAGCAGCCAAACTAGGGTTGATGCGTGGGGCACCTTGGAGTGATATAAGAATGACAGAACGCTATATTCCAAAGTCTGTTAACTACTGGATTGACTTTCTCCCTGGTCAAGCAAACTACGACCTTAGGGCTGCTGACGAGTTCAGACGGGCTGCGGAAAGAGCCGACTCTACTGCAGTTCTAAGTGGTGGAAAACATAGAACCGTACGCAGAGATGAGGCTGTTGAAAATAGAACAAACGCGGCAATCATAGAGGCTTTGGTTAACCTATTTGGTGGTGCACAATGAGCGCGCGCGACGATGCCATCAAAGCCCTTGCCAAAGTAGCCGATGATTGGGGCTGGAAGGGCGGGAAGCCTGGGGAGATTACTGGCGGGGAGTTCTTTCAAAGGCTGTTGAGCGCGCAAAACTCGCCGAACAATGTAAAGAAGTACAACTCCATGCAGGCTGCTTACAGAAGGGGTCTTCGTCAACTGCGTAAAAACAGATTTTTGGTGACGGACGAGGTGGAAGTGGAACACTTTATGAAGCAGTTCAAGGAACTGGAGGACGCTGGGGTTCCCAGGAGATTTACTGGTAAGATTGTTCGAGCCGTTGATATGCGGGGTGACTACATTGGCGAGGTACCAGAACTGTCTGGCGCTAATCTGTCGAAGATAATGAGCCCCATGACTGATGCCCAACGCGAGACCTTCCTCTCCCTGCTGCCCCGCTGGACAGGAACCCTGGAACAGGCCGCTAATGCGGCTAAGAAACTGTACCGCCGATAGGGTGGGGAATTTTTTTCCCCACTCGCGGCTATATATGAGGGTTATATTCCCGTAACCCGCGAACACTCCTAACCAGACCCCTTTGGGACACCTGGGTATGGAACTCGATACTGGAGGAAAACATGGAAAATCAAACGCTTACGGACATTATCCAAGAATCACTTGCAGCGGTGGAACCGAAAGAAGCCCCAGAGGCTCCGGTCAACCAAGACCCTGTGGAGGAGGTGGATAACACTGAAGCCACTGTCGATGACCTGATTGCAGGTCTTGTCGATGAAGAGGCCGAAGAATCAGCACAACCCGAAGGGGACGCTGATGAGGAGGTAGCAGAAGAGGACCCACGCTTGGAGGAAACATACCAAGTGAAGATTGATGGTGAGGAAGTTGAGGTTTCCCTCAAAGAAGCCCTTGCCGGATATCAGCGTCAAGCGGACTACACCCGTAAGGCTCAAGCACTCGCAAACGAGAAGCAGGAGTTTGAACAGGCCGTCTCTGAGTTTTCAGAGGCTATCGGTTCACTTCAGCAACTCGACTCGGCATGGGATGAGAATCCTGTGCAGGTGTTGGCGCATTTTGCGTCTAACACTGAGAACCCGACACATGCGGTGGCGCTTTTGATTAAGGAGTTGGCTTCGGCTAACCTTCTTGAACAAGAGTTCCTGGACATGTTCGGTATCACCAGTGAGGTGAAGCAGGCTTGGAGCAAAGAGTCTGAGGTGTCTACGCTGAAGCGTAAAGTTTCAAAGGCTGAGAAAGTTGAAGCCGAACGAGAAGAAGTTGTCCGTTATGAGGCAGAAGTACAGAAAGCAATGCAAGAGTACGAAAGCCAGATTGACCGGATTCTTTCTTCCGAGGGGCTGAAACTTAATCAGGTGCAGCGTGATGCGTTTCGCACTCGTATCGCACAGTATGCCTACGACAATGAGTTGACGAATCTTGAAGCGGCTTACAAGGCCCTCAAGTATGAGGAGACTCAGAAGAAGCGGGCTGCTGCTGTGAAGACGGCGGAGCGTACCAAGCAAAAGAAGGCCGCCTCGGCTGTCGGGCGGTCAGGTGCGGGGGCTTCTGGTTCCCAACCTGTTATAGACGGCTCTGACCTCGCGGCAATTATCCGCCAGACGATGGGGGAACTCTCCCTCGACTGACCGGATTCTCCTAAGGGTCGGACCAGTATCAAAGCCATATCTAACACTACCTTAGGAGGTAACTATCATGGCACTTGGTGATAACAACTTCACCCAACTTTTCACTTCGACTCTTCAGAAGTATGAAAAGCAACTCGTGGATAACGTTCTCAAGGAGCGTCCAGTTCTTGAACTTTTCAAGAAGTCCGCGAAATCCATCACTGGCCGTGGCCTGGTCATCCCGCTTCGCGCGGCGAACCTGTCAGCCACTGGCTACACCGATGCGTCTGGCACGCACGCTACGACGGTCTCGACCGACATTCTCGGTTCGGCTGTCTACGAGTGGGCCAACACCATCATCACCCCGTTCCGCGTCAAGCACCGCGACATTCTCCAGAACGCTGGTCCCGAGCAAATCGTGAACCTCGTTGAGGAGTATGTGAAGGCTGCTGCTGCTGACCACGCTGACTTCATCGTGGCGGAACTCCACAAGAACACTGCTCAGTTCAACACTGGCGAAATCATGCCGTTGGACATGGTGTTCGGCAACGCTTCTTCGGATGCGTACTTCGATTCTTCGAACGCTCAGTGGGTTCCAGTTGGCGGTATCAACCCGAACGACGCAGGCAAGTCCTACTGGGCTTCCAGCCGTTTCGAAATCGCTGACTCGGCCGCTGACATTGTTCAGGCTTTCCGCACTGTCACCAACGACATCTACAAGGAGTCGCGCAAGCGCCCGAATGTGGTCATCGTCGGTTTCGATGTGTACGAAGAGTTCGAGAACTGGCTCAACGGCAGCAACGGTGCTTCGGCTATCGCCCGCACGGTCTACAACGACCCGAACGGCGCTGCCCAGACGCGCTTCACCTCCATCAAGTTTGGAGACTTGGAGATTCGTCTCGACCCAGATTGTGCGGATGACCGCGCCTACTTCATCAACACCGACAGCCTGCGCTTCGCGTACTGCTCGGGTGAGTTCATGAAGGCGTTCCCCGCCCAGCCGCTCGAAGGCACTTTGGACACCGTTGTTCCGCTCGCTTCGTCCCTCACTTTCGGGACCACCGAGCGTCGCGCTAACGGCGTTCTCATCCGCACCTACTAATTCCTAGTAGCCGGAAGGTCTGGCCTCCACTCCCCACGGGGGGTGGGGGCCTTTCCTTTTGGGGGAGGAACTCCCCACCTGCGGCTATGATTGAGGATATACGGAGTATTCATGAACCTTGCTGCCTTGCGCCTACATGTTCGAGATTTAACGGGGGTGTTTTCCACCGATGTTGTTTCGGACACTTTACTGACCACCTGGATTAACGAGGCCTATAATGAGGTGGCTCGTGAGCGGGATTGGGATTGGCTGGAATCTACCTATGTGGTGGCCATGCCTGCGGCTGTGTCAGGTGTTCACACTATCAACCTGCCTAACGGTACTCGCCGTGTGGTATCTGCGTATCTGGTGGGTGATAACGGTGCGGTTGAGGAAATCATCGGCACCTCCGAATTGGACCATGTGGAGCCGAATGACACGAAGGTGAAGTACGATGTGAACTTCTCTGGTGTGTTCCGTTTCGCCCCTGAGCAGGTAGCCCCGAAGACGGTGAAGGTCCGCTACAGTGTTGCGAATGTGAACTTGTCTACGAACACGGATGTTCCGGTGTTTGCCGAGCAGTTTCATGCGATGCTGGCGTATCGTGCAGCGGTGAAGGTGCTGCAGTTTTTGTCTGACGATACGAACCGCTCCGAGTATTTCATTTCCGAGTATGGAAGCATGCTTGACGGAATGTTTAACCTGTACGAGTTGGACCATGATTCTCGTACCTTCCAGATGGGTGAAGACGGGGTGGAGACGCGGAAGTACTTCCCGTGGTTCCGTCCTGCCTGATAGGGGGAACACATGAAAAAGATTACTATCAATGACTTCTCTGGTGGCATCCAAGAATCCACCGTCCCCGACGACTTCTCTTCGCGCCAGTGGGCGCAACTGAAAGGTATCATCCCTTCATCTGATTTGAACTTTGAAAGCCAGTGGCCGATGCAGACGGTTGGCTCATCGTTTACGGGTGTGCATGCGGTGTATCCTTTGGTGGCTACAACTGGCACCTATCTTGTAGCGATTAAGACTAATGGTACTATCTGGTGGGCGAAATCTCCTGCGGCTACGGTAGCCTACACTACTGCTAATGCGGTGTCTTGGTCGCAGATTACTACCGCCGAAAACAAGGATGCTGACGGCGACACTATCAACATCCAGTCAAACACCGATTACAAGTTTGTGTGTACGCTTCCGCTTCAGTTGTACAAGTATGCTACAACACCTGACAACGCTGACCCAGATAACCCTTCGAAGGATACACCCCCTGCGTTTACTTTGACGGCCACAAGTGCGGTGATGCTGAACAGCACTACTTTGAACGGGGCTGCCGATGGTGCAGGTCAGCAGGTTGTCATCGTGTTTGTGGACACAACCAACGATTCTTGCAAGGCTATCACATTCCCAAATGTGCGCCGCGTCCCAATGCACGACAAAGAGGAAGGAGATTTCATTAAGGCTTTTGTGGGCAACAACACCTATGTGTCGGTGCCGAACTGGTTCACTGACACAAGCCCGTATCGGGCGATGCACCCGTATCTGTATCTGACGATTGATGCTGCGCTGCAGCCTGGGGCTGGTATTATCCCTCGGGCGAATGTGGGTACGATGAAGGGCGGCACTTTGTTGCTTGGGGATATTGAGTGGCGTTCCGATTTGACGACAGAAACCCCGACTACGACTGAGGCATTTCTGTCCAGCACCACAGGTTTGAGCGAGTTTGCTAACGACGAATACCAAATCCAGTGGCCGGACCCTGCAGTTATTCCAGACTTTTCACGGGTCATTTTTATCCACAGCGGCGAAGTTGTATACTTCAAAGATGACTCTAACATGGTTGGCACAATCGTGGACTACAACATTAACAGCGGTGTTGCCACTTTTACTACTGTCGAGGCGCACGGTTTCACCGCTGGTGAGACGGTAGAGATTTCTCGTATTGGCGCATTGTACAATGGAACCTATACGGTGAACGCCGGACCTTCCACTTACTCGTTCCAGGTGAACACGGCAAGTGCGAACACCGCATCCCCGCAGGTGAATGTCACCAACAAAGAGGCCGACGGCACCAAGGTGATTCTTACCGCCGCAAACCACGGGTTTTTGGAAGGAGATACGGTGTATGTGAATGGTGTAGATGCCCTCGTTGACGGCTTCTATGTCATCAACGCTATACCGAATGCCAACACATTTGAGTATCTCAAAGCAGTTACTATCGCCTCAGTTGCCTGCTCTGGTACCGCCATCTCCCCTGTTGGTCGCGCAGTGTGCTACGACTACATCAACTATGTCGGAGAGTATCAGCCTATTCCTAACAGTTGGACAGACATTTGGGTAACTGCTTCTGTTTCGGAAACCAAGTTGAAGGCGGTCACAAACTTGAACACCGCGACACATTTGCTGAACGACAGCAACACTGGTCCGCACCGCAACTCTATCTACTTCTCCACTGGTGCAGACATTGACCAGTTTGACCCAAGAGGTGTGCTCACTCCAGGTAAGACGGATGTGCAGATTGTCGGCTTGCACACCCTCGATGACACTATCATTGTTATCACTACGGCAGGTTCACAGAATGACGGAGTGTACCGCATCCGTGGATACATTGACCGTCTCATCCAGTACGCCCTTGCGAGCGACCCGAACGCCGTTCGAATTGAACTTGTTCGAGGCGGTCTTGGCGCACCGAAGCGGAACGCTAAAACATATCGCGCCTACTCAACCACATGGTCTGAGGCTGGTGTCGTGGTGTTCGTTGACCGACTTGGCGGCATCTGGTATACGAACGGCAAAGACTGCGACCGCCTTGACAGGTATGGTCCAAAACAACCGAAAGGCGCTACCGAGAACGACCATGTTGCTGAACTTGGCAAGAACCTGTTCGCCTGGCGTGATGGCAGGCTCCTGTGTTTGACGATGATGGATTCAGCACCCGATGGTCGTAGCGGCACCGCATGCTGGACTGAGGTTAATGTCCCGTCGTCTATTAGTTCTATGATTGGTGCAAACCAAGAACTGTTCTTTGTGATGGGTGGCAAGGTGTGCAGAATGACTGCGTTTGCCCCTGATAGTGAGCGCGCCACCTACGACAACAGCCCACTCACCATCACAGTATCCACCCTCACCGCTGGAGACGGGTCAAGCCATCTTCGTACCAACTGGCACAAGTTCGGTATGACTTTCTCCACCCCAACCAGTTGCACTGTGGGTACCGTAAAAATCCAGTCTACTGGTGCTCTGAATGTCCCTGGCGCAGTGTCGCTGCCGGATGTGCAGTATACGAACACTTTGAACCGCACCTACAATAATGCGGGTATTTTGGGTGAGTTCATTGTAAACACTGGTATCGGACCGCAGGCCATGTGTTCAGCCACCGCCACCTTCACTGGGTATGTCCAGTTGCAGTCGGCATCGTTCTGGGTCACGGGGGCAACCCCACGGGTGGGAGACCTGTGATTCCCCACAAGCGGCTTTAGTAGAGGAGTATCGTATGCCACCGTCTAATAGAATTTCTTATGGTCCAGCCGACAGGGAGGAGCAGCGTCGCCAGCGGCGTGACGACCGAGGCTACGGCTCGGATGCGCCCAATTACAACTATACCTATACGCCCAGAGCAACTTACCCGTATCCCCCTATGGGTGGAACGGTTTCTTATGGAACAAACCGTGGCTACCCGTCAATGGGCAGCCTTCCGCAGTCAGCCTATAACCGTGGTGCTCAAAAGCCCACATCCCCATTGACGATGATGCCGTTTACGAAGCCAACTGGTCCGGCGTATACTGCTCCTGCTTTAGCAGTAAAAAATGCTGGCGGTAATAAAAACAAAAACAAGAACAAGGGAACCAAGGTTGATACTGAGGCTGGTAAGAATCTTCCGTCGTTGCCACCAGAGTTGCAGCGTTGGTACTTGGAGCAGTTGAGCAATGTTCGCACCGAAGAGCAGAAGGCACTTCTTGAACAGCAACTTGCAAAACGCGCCGCAATGCGCGAAGCCGCTATGGCTGGCCGTCAGGCTCGAGCCTACGCAACAGGTCTTGCTACAGATGTTGGTGCCGCGATGGCAGAATCTGGTCTTGGTTCTTCTCCGGCGTTGATTGGTTCTGCCCTTGACCAAGTGTATGGTTCTGGTCGTGCCGCCGCCCTTGATGCTGAGGCTGCGCGGATGGCGGCGTTAGAGAACTACTTGCGCGCTGAGCAAGGTATTTTGGGTACGGGCCGCCGCCGCAAGAGTGACCTTGAGGATTGGCGTGCACTTCAAATCGCCGCGTTGTCTAACGATAACTTGGCAAAACTTCTCGGTATGAGTCCAGGAGGGACTAAATAGTTATGGTAGCACCAATTATTCCTATTCTTCTCGGCCTTGGTGCCGTTGGTGGTATTGCTGGGGCTGCTACTTCTCCAGAGGAAAGTGCCTCTGAGCAGTGGCTTCGTGGTGAATACGGACCACAAGGAGGACTTGGCCGTCTTTACGGAGGATTGCAGGCTGGCTACAAGGACATTTTTTCTGGCCTTAACCGTTTGTGGTATGGAGACCAGCCCTCCGCCACGACAACCACCACTGCTCCCACAGTCTCACCTACGCCAGCATTGACGAATGTGCAGACGCTGGACAAGTTGCGGGCCATGGGCTACCTTGACGGTGGTGGCGGTGCTGGTGGTGGAATGGTGTCTGCTGCACAGCGACTCAACCAGCAAGAGATGCAGAACCTTAAAAACTACTGGAACCAGATGGGCACCTATGGGCAGAATCGTGCTGCCGCACTACGAGACATGTACTCTGGTCTTGCCGCTTCCCGTGCCCGCTCTGGTGCTGCCGAGGCCCGTTCCGGCATCAACCTCGCTGCCGACATTGAGAACTTGTACAACCGCCTCGGTGCTCAGGCTGGCCAGCCCATGGTGACACCAGATTCACCGACTGCTGGTCTTGCCCCTATGTCTGGTGAGGCTGCGTTGGCCGCACAAACAATTCCGGCTCAAGGTGGAGACCTTGCTAACTATCTTGCTGCTGCGACTGGTGCACAGGCTCAAAACATTTACGACATTGCCCGTGCACAAGCAGAACAAGGTGGGGCTGTGTCGCAAAACTTTATAGACATGTTGACGATGGCTCAGCAGCAGGCTATGCTCGAGCAGCGTAACCGTGCGGCTGCCCGATTGGCTCAGGCACAGGCGCAGGCTTCTGCTGCCGCTGCTGCGGGTCGGAACCGTATAAATGAACTGTACCTGGAGGCGGCTTTGAAAGACATAACTGCTGGTCAGAGTGCTGGTCAGGCTCCAGTGCTGCTTGAGATTCTCCGCGAGACCGACCCTGATACTGTGAAGAGACTTGACAAGGCCGCTGCAAGACTTGGCTACGGTAGTGGAGCAGATTTGCTTAAAGCATTTCCTGGAATATTGAGCGCACTTGGCGGAGAATAACCGCCTATGGCTGATGTAGATTTCCTCAGCAGCCTACTGCTTGACAAGAAGGGTAAGTCCAAGAAGTCAAGTTCAGCAGCCTCGCTTTTCAACAACGCTGGCCTGTCCCTGGGCCGTGGTAATTTTGCTGTAAAAACCGCATCCAACGAATCGTTCAACGATTTGATGGGGCGCATCGGCTCGATACAGTCAAGTCTTAAAATCCTCAAAGCCCTCGGACAGAAGCCAAAAGACAAGCAGCGCGAAGGCCTGCTGACAAAACTGTTGGGCCAGGAAACTGGTATCCTTACCGCCCCTGCTCGCGCGGTCACCGCGTTCGCTGCCGATGCGTTTGGTTTGCCGTTCGATGATGAGACGGCCCGCGAAGCCCTTGACAAGTACGGGCCACTGGAGGCTGCGGTCCGTTCTGCTCGTGGTGAGTTCGCTATCACTGGTGGCGACATTTTCCGTGTACAGGAAGATGACGACTTCCCAACCCGCCTTGCCAAGTGGGGTGGCGCACTGGTGTTCGATATTGCAACCGACCCTGTTAGTTGGCTTGGTACTATCGGTGGTCCACTGTCCCGCAAATCTATCGCTGCCCTCGCCGTCCGCGAAGGCGAAACAATGCTTGCCCCAATGAGCAAGGCGCTTGCCAACAACGGTATTGATTCCACTAAAGTCATTGACACTTTGTTCGAAAGTTCCCTCACTGGACAGAAGTTCAAACTCGGAGAAGAGGGTATCGTCCGGCAGATAACCGATGCAAATGGAATCCTAAAACCGGATTTGAAAATCCGTGCCGCCGGTAATCACCTTGGTTCTTTGATTGGTGCCAACCTGTACCGTTTCGGTCGTAGTGGAATCACTCGTGGCCTTACCGAACTGTTTGTCACCTCTGGAGCGAAGGCTGATGTGGCAGAGAAGGCAGCCAAAGAGTTCATCGAAACGCTGCCAAAAGAGTTGGGTACCGAAACCGCTAAACTGATTTCTGGTGGCTTGTACATCAAAACACCGTTCCGTGGCAAGCCTATTGCCCGCATAGCCGGAGGTAAAGGAGAGGGCAACATCGCAACGAATGTGGTTAACGAAGCCCTGTTCCGCGCTTCCGCTTCCAGCAGCGGACAGTTCTTTTCACGCAACTTCCAAGGCCGATACGGTAAGGCTTGGGCCGAAACGAAGAAGGCGCTGATTCCAGGGGTGCCGTTGAAAGCGCCGTTAGATAAAGACACGCTGCTCACCTATGTGTCTTTCAAAGATGAGATGGCGAAGTTTGGTAGAGATAGCCGTAAGTTCACCTCCTTTGAAAACGAAGTAGCCACCAGAGCGCAGGCTGTGCGCAACGGCATCACCGACAAAAACAAAGCGGCGTATTATGAGAACCAATTGATTCACTACTTCTGGCACCCTGCTGCCCCCGTGTCGGTGAACACCGAACTTGCTGACCGCCTTGCCGAAGGTACGACGAAGCGTATTGCTGATGCGGAGTTGGAAGAACTTGACGCAATCGCCAAGATGGTTGCTGACTCGTTCGGCCAGCATCTCAACGCCGCCAGAGATTTGAAGATTGCTGCAGGGTTCTCCGTCCGAAACCTTGGCGAACAGTGGCGACCGCTAATGTTCCGCGACGATGTGTACGAAGCGTTGCGTGTCTCTGGTGCATTGAAAGGACCAGAAGAGTTGCGCTACAGCCCTGGTGTTTCCCGTACCCAAGAGATTGAGTACATTCCAGATGAAGAGTTGGCTAAGTTGCGCGGATTTAAAATCGACAAAGATGTGACCGCCCTCAGCCCTAAGGCTGCTAACGACGAGATTGGTGAAGTGACCATCGGTGAAAAGAAGTTCCAAGGTTTGTACGAAGAAGACCCGACGAAAGCCATGTTGAAATACCTGCATGAGGTGCACAACGCGGTTACACACAAGCGTCTCATCGACGCTCTGGAGTTGACTGGCACTATCTCGGTGCTGCCGAGTGAGGTTCGCAAGCAGTTGAATGAGCGCAACGCTGCATCATTTATCGCATCTCTCGGTTCCAAGGCTGGTGTGACCAGCAAGATTGTGGCCCGTGCCGAGGAGATGTTGGACCAGACCGAGAAAGAGTTTAAGGCCGCCATCGACCAGGCTGAAGTTTCAAAGGTGCAGCAAGATGTGATGCAGCGCATCAAGGATGCCGAGGCACAGGTTGCCACCATCGATGCACAGATTGATACTGCGACTGCAAACCTGCGTGCCGCCCGTCAGGCTGCCCGCCAAGCCCGCCCTACGGTTCCTTCGGCGCAGCGGGTGTTGCAAGAGTACGGCCAGTCCGGTGTTGAGCAGTCGGTTGAGGAGGCACAGAGGGTTGCCCGCAACGCTGCTGCACGCACCACGAAAGCAACTCGCAAAGCCGAGGCAACTGCCGCCGAAGCCAACGAGTTGGCTGCTGATGCCGCTTTGCCAATCTATGACCCGAACTGGAGTTCTCGCCCTGTAGTTGCCAAAGCCTTGCTCCCTGAAGCACAGCAGGCTGCCGCTGCGGCACAGCAGAAGTTGGCTGTCGAAGAGGTCACCCTTGCTGGTGCCAGGAACGAACTGGAGTTCGCCAAACAGTTGCGCCAAGACATTCTCAACGAACTTGGACCTGCTCAGGTTGAGCGGTTCAACCTGTTTGAAGAAGCCCTACAGTTGCAAGTTCGTGCAGCCGAAGAACTTGACAACTTGCGCAGCCTTCGCCGTATCGCAGTAAATGAACTGCGGGCTGCCAGTGCCGACACGACCTTTCAAAGGGCTGCCCGTTTGGAAAGCGTTGTCAATGTGTATGTAACCTACCGTCGCCGTTTCTTGGAGACTGCTGCCGAGACAGGTCGCAGGTTTACGAAGAAGCCTGAAGAGTTGGCGAAGATGACACCTGAGGCTCGGGCTGCTTACGAGAATGCAAAACTTACTTACGAGACTGCAAAGGCGCTCCACGAGCGGGCAAAGAAACTTTTGTTCAGTGTTCTTGAGTACAGCACCAGAAAGAAGGCCACTGGTATCGGTCGCGAATATGCAGCAAAGATTGTGCAGTTGGCTGATAGAATGTCCTCGGACCAGTTCAGGTTGACCATGGTTATCGCTGACGGTAAGCGCCTTGAGGAGTTTGCTGACAGCCTGGCTGGCCTGCGCCTGTCATCGCAGATGCAGGTGGTCGGGGACATGGTGCAGTCGTACAAGACTATCCGCGAACTTATCACTAAAGAAGACCTGTCCGACTTGAGCATAAAGCAGCGCAGCGTCTTGCATCAAGTGGATAAGCGTGGCGAGGATGCACTCACTTTGAACAAACTGCGTGAATCAGAGTTGCAGCGTCAACTGTTCGTTGAAGACGAGTTTATGCGTGTCGGCGCTAAAGGCGGGGCCAGAGTCCCATCTTCGTTGCGTGATGTGTGGACGACGAAAGGCGTTCGCGGGGTGCTTGAAGATATCTATCGTTTGCACGGGGACCAGACCGAGTGGGAGAAGTTTCTTGCCAGAATTTATGACCCTGCCGCACTCGTGTGGCGTGTCGCTGCCACCGTCGGTCGTGGCCCTGCGTTCGTTCTCAACAACACGGTCGGTGGCCATGCCAACAACTTCTTGGGTGGAGTATCGGTACGCGACCATGCTATCTCTGCTAAGATGCTGTCAACCACGGTAGAGACGATTCGTAAAGCGCAGAAAGATAACCCGAATGTATTCCCTGATGAACTGATTGACAAGATTTCTACGGAACTGGAAAAGAAGATGGGCAAAATCAAAATCGGTGATAAGTCAGTTGCTGACCTGTACATCGAGTTCTTTGAACGCGGTGGCCATTTCGACACCGACACCTTCTTCCACAGGCAAGAGTTGCTGAAGACTGGTTTGAGCACGAAGCGTCCGACCCGCCTCCTTGGCAACATCACCGTAGAGTTCACGGATGAGCCTGTCGGCAAGGCCGAGTCCTCATACCGCCGAATCATCAAATCTTTGTTGGACAACCGTGTACAGACAGCGTTCAGCGACCTGGCACAGGCATCAGAAATCTACTTGCGGTTCGCTGCGTTCGTCAGCGGATACCGCCGCTTTGGCAACCTTGACTCAGCCATGGACTTGACCTACATGCTGCACTTCAACTACCAAGATTTGGCTGGTGCTGAAGTGTGGGTGAAGCGGTTCATTCCGTTCTATACCTGGGCACGAAACAATGTGCCGCTCCAGTTGCGGGCCACATTCCTGTCTCCAGACCGGATGGGCAAACTGGTGAAAGCGAACGAGGAGTTCCAGCGTGCCATGGCTGCCGATGAGGATGCTCAATGGTTGAACGACTATCTGCCAGAGTGGATGCAGTTGCAGAACGGGTTCGCCTCATACTTTACTTTCGGTGGGAACCATCTGGCCCTGTTCAACAAACTTCCGATGGCCGATGTGGACCGAATGTTCGAGGTCCGATACCTTGGCTCGATTCCGTTCCCTGTGCCTCGTACACGAGAGTTTGTGAACATGCTTGGTCCTGTTGGTAAGACGACTATCGAATGGTTGACGAACCGCAACTTTGAATACGGATACGAGTACAGTTCAATTGGGGACAAGGTGCGTAAGACGGTGGAGAACAATGTCCCGTACCTGAACACTGGCCGCCGCTTTGCCTCCACGGTCGGGTTTGATGTGGACCGCGAACGACGCATCTCCAACATGTTCGGCCTGCTGGTGGGCACACCGTACGGTTTGACTGTGCTGAACGAAAAAACTATCAACAGTGCCGCATTCGGTCGCCAGATGGAACTTTCCGCCCAAGCCAAGAAGGCTGCCGCTGACGCTGGTATCGACTACAAGTGGCTGCAGACCCGCATCAAGAAGGGGGACAGCCTGCAAGATTTGGTTATCAGGATTTCCAAAGGCGAGGGGAACGCGGTGCGCCTGGCTACAGGTAAACAGATTACCGAGTTCATCGAGGAACTGGAAGGCAAGCAGAAGAAGCAGAAGCGCGACTACGGTGCCGTTTCTGAGGGGTTGCGCACGGGTAAACTTATAACGGGATTCTAATCCCCACCTGCGGCTTTATATGAGGATGTGAACTATGACACTACAGGAAATTATTGTAAGCATCGGGGGTGGGGCAGGTGTCCTTGGTTTGTTGGCTGGGCTGCTGCGTTCCCCAAAAACCCGTGCCGCCGTCGGCAGGTTGCTGTCCAACACTATGCTCGACTTGGAGGAAGCGGTCAGGAATTTGAAGACGGTGGTGGAAGCCCAAGGCCAGTCTATCGAATGGCTTCGCACTGAACTTTATTCTACGAAAGAAGAGTTGGAAGTGGCCCGCCTACAGTTGGCTAAAACCGAATCCCTCGCTCTTGAGAACGCTGCCCTGCGGGCGCGTGTTGCTGACCTTGAGGCCCATGTGCGCCGCCTCGAAGACGAGTTGCAGCGTCGCCGTGGTGGGAGGCCCAAGGCTAATGGATAACCTGCCCATCAAGAAACCTGTATTTCCGGATGACCTGAGAGGTCACCCTAACGGCATACTGTCGAGAAAACTGCTGCGCTCTATCAAACCGACGGGTCAGTTGCACCATACTGCTGCTCGGGCTTGGCACGCGATGCGTGCTGCAGCGTGGAACGATGGTGTACTTCTTTCTATTTCGCAGGGATACCGCACATACAACCAACAAGAGGTGTTGTTTAAACAAAGGTATACCACCAATGTACTGCCTGGTCGGCCCACCAAGACTTGGCAGGGCAAAAAATGGTACCAACTCCCGCGAACTGCCATGGCTGCCGTGCCTGGCACCAGCAACCACGGGTGGGCATTGGCATTAGACTTGGCAATCGACGCAGATGGGGATGAGGCCTTTGAGTGGCCAGTCAAATCCCTCGACAAAAAGGCGGTCGATTGGTTGCTGAAGAACGCTGACAGATATGGTTGGGCTTGGGAACTCAAGTCGGAACCGTGGCATCTGGTATATGTGGCTGGCGATAACATCCCTGAGGCTGTGCTGGCGTATGAGGGGGTGCAGTAGTTATGTCGGATTTTCGCAAAGTTAACGACCGAAACCTTGTGGTGTTTGGTATTCCAGATGTGGAGATTGAGAAAGAGATTGGCTACATTTACAACGAGTTGGAGCGTAGGCCTGTTGCTCCGAGCGCGGCACCGCCAACGATTCCGGCTCCGTTCGTTCCGTATGTTGCGCCATCTTCTATGTTCCTTGACCTTGATGGTTTGACTACCTCACCGCAATTGATTGCAACATTTGATAGACAAATTACCTCATTCCAGAACACACAGTTTGCGCCCCTTATCGTTGACGCAGATGACGAACTTGGTGCTGGCGCTGACGGTTTGTGGTTCTTTTTGGGCAACCCGTCAGACACAAATCCACCCCTTAACGCTACATACTATCTGTATGATGTGATTGCGTCCTATGACCAAACATCGTCCACTACCGCACAGCATTATCCAGCCCCTCCTATTAGTTTCAGGGAACTTCTTGCAAACCCCGCTCCCCGTTCGCTCGGTGATAACAGGCTGTACTATATATCCAACTCTAACCTTTTTGTGGCAGACTATGATTCCTGGACAAACCAGCGGCCACTTGCACTTGATTTTAATGATGCCAACCTCGGCACTACATACTATGATGCTGACGAGCGGGAGGTTGCTAACCTTCCAAACGCTCCAGACTATCCGCTGATAACGGCAAACTTTCTTTATAAAGTAACTATCTCTGGAACTGACTACCTGCTCAGCAGCACGGGATACGCGTACAACCCAGCAACCAGCACATGGTCTGGTCCCATCACTAACCCTTCTGCTGGAAGTGGATTTGCTAACACTACTTATGAATGTTTCAGTGCCGCTGGTTCGTACATGTGGGCAATGGACGGGGACGACCTTTATAAGGCATCAGCATCCTTGTCGCCTACTTGGACATTAGTATACTCCTTTGGACCGAGCGACCCGCGTCCAGATTTCGTCGCTGGATACAACAGGACCGTGGGAATACGGCCAAGCAATGGTGAACTTATTTGGTTCAACTCTGTTCAGGTTGGAGTCACCTCAAAGCAGACTCAACAACTGAACGGGTTTGATTTTTCTACATCTACGAGAACCACCAGAAACGATATCTTTAACTACCCAACTGGTATTGATGATATTTATACTGACACTCCAGTACCTACTATGCCGAACGAGTTTCGTATTGTCGTAGGCTCTACTTTTGTTGCGGTGCTTGGGGCAATACGCTCTGACTATTTTGGCACCATGCTGTATGACCGCTATCCAGCCTTCACGCCAAGTGGTGGTATTCGTCCAGTAATTATTCCAGCACTTTGGACAATAACTGGGTCCGGCGGCACCCTGCAAACCTCCGCCACCTTGCTGGCCACTGGAGACTACAGCGCCTTTGTTGCACCTGACCCAACCTGGGACACTGGTGGGTTTGAAAACCAGTGGCAACGGGAAACCTGGGGTGGGCTGGCGGCATCGGGGAGCAAACTCTACGCATGGTTTGGTTCCGCTTTGTACGAAAAGAAGGATAGTTCCGGCTCTATCGTAGATGCCAAGACCACATACCAAGAATCCAGGATTGTTGGATGGGAGATAGTATAGCCCTCCCCACCAGCGGCTATAGATAGATATCGGAGGATACATGTTTTTCAGCACAGTAGGAAACGAAGCCCAATACCAGAAGTACAACAATGCCACCTCTGGACTTTCGGCCACCACCACCCAAGGGGCCATTGACGAAATCGACGGCACCGTAGACGGCCTTGTAGACGATGCCGTCCAGATTGACACCGATGCAGTTGTAGATACTTTTACCCTTCTTGCAGAGTTCCCGCCGACCGCATCCCCGATATTCTGGTTTGAGCCGACAACCCCAAACCCTGGAACTGGCTCCGACGGCGACTATGCTTTTCAAGCCGACAACAACACCATACATGAGAAGGTATCTGGGTCATGGAACCAGATTGGTGCTGGCATTATCACCACTGGATTCTGGCCAGTAACCCCACCTGCACCTGGATACACATACAGTGCAAGCATCGAAGCGGCTATTAACGCAAATCCAGTGATAACACATGTTGTTGTTATTAACGGTGCGCCACCAGTTGATGACCAAGGTGACCTTAGAGCATTGTTTAGCGTTGGTTACACCTACCCTGTAACTGGCGGAGATATCATCAGATGGAATGGAATGGCTCAAGAGTGGGCGGTCGAAGCCCATACGGCTGGCATCGTATCTTACGACAACTCCACTTCTGGCCTTGCTGCTACAGATGTTCAAGCGGCCATCGATGAGGTGTATGCTGCACTTGATGAAGCAGACGAAATTGACTACGATAACACCACCTCTGGTTTGGCGGCCACCGATGTACAGGGCGCTATTGACGAGTTGGTTCAGGATTTGTCCGATGGTCTTGCTGCTCAAAACGAAGCATCTGAAATCTCATACGACAACATTACTTCTGGTCTTACCGCGACTGATGTGCAAGCAGCAATTGATGAGTTGGTGCAAGACCTCTCTGACGGCCTTGCCGCACAAAACGAAGCCTCTGAAATCTCATACGACAACATTACTTCTGGACTTACCGCCACTGATGTACAGGCCGCAATTGACGAGGTGTATGCCGCACACGATGAGGCTTCTGAAATTTCTTACGACGGAAGCACCTCTGGCCTTTCTGCAACAGATGTGCAGGCTGCTATCGATGAGGTTGTCGCTGAACAGTTTACCGTTGTTCCACGCCTGTGGGAGCAGCGTGCATGGAGCACTCTTGCGACTGGTGCCGTGGCACCTACCGCCAACGACGGGCAGCCTGGGTGGTTCTGGTTTGATACCGTAGCCGAAGAACTGTACGGCCCTGCGGTGTTTGACAACACAATCCCTGGTATGGACTGGGGAACTGCACTTGCCAATGTGGTGTTCTCTACCTCATTCCCAAGCAACGAAGCCGGAGACTGGTATGTGGTTGATGACAGCGGCAACTACCTTCTTTATGAGAAGAAGACAACTACTAACTTTGATGACCTGCTCCGCGCCAATGGTGCAGGGGATTTCGAGTCGGTCACGAACAAAATTGGTGGTACCGATGTGTATGTGGACCTGACCGCAGTTGAATCAAGTTTTGGTGTCACCAATACTCAAACCGAGTTTTTGAGCCTTGAGTACGCTACTACTAAAGCCTGGGGTGGGTACTGGTCTGACCAAATTGTAGAGGACATCTCTGGAACCTACGAGATTCAAGTCGGGTACGCTAACAACTTCTACCTGACCATGACTGGAGCCACGACCCTCAACCTGCCCACCGACATGAATGCCCAGATGCTCTACAGCGAAGGGTTGTCTGGCAAGTCTTCCGAAATCAGCGTCATCATCAAGCAAGGAGACGGCGGCCCGTACACCCTGACTTGGGGCACTATGATTGAGCAGCCGCAAACCACGCTAACCATTACCCCCCATGCTGGTGAAGCCGACTGGTTCAAGTTCATCACTTTTGACAACGGAACCACCTGGTTCGTAAGCCGTATTGGAACGCGGTATTTCCAGTAGGCTCCCCACCAGAGGCTTTATATAGGAGGAATATGACATGGTAAACGCAACACTTTCAGTCGGAACCACAGCGGTCAAGGTGCCAGTCGGCGCTGCCAAAACACCCGTTGTTGTGAACAATGGGTCCACCACTTTGTATTTTGGTAATACGAACGGGGTGACTTCTGCTAACGGTATCCCGCTTGGACCGAATGTTGGATACGAGTTCCCGACCGACCTGAACTTTGCAGGTTGGGATGAACTTTGGGTAATCTCTTCAGGTGCAGGCGGGCAACTTCGGTACGCCACTGTGGGGTGATTCCCCGTGGGATTCTTCAACACCTTTGCTGGTGATGTATCTGTCGCAACACTGCGGTCCAGCCTAAACTATTCGGCTACCGCCGTTGATACTGGTCCTCGTGTAAACTCGCAGAACGCAACTTTTGCCACAGGCAACTGCTACTTCACTTTCTTCACCCCCCTGACTGGCATGACTGTCTCTCAGGTTATGGTCGCTACCGCTGGTACGGCGGCGACAAGTGTCACTTACGCGGCGATGGGGCTGTACACCTTTGATGGCACTACGGCCACTTTGGTTGCACGCACCGCATCTGACACATCCCTGTTCACCTCCACTTTTACGAACTACACCAGAAGTTTCAGTACTGTCGGCGGCTTCCCTGCCGACTATGTGCTGACTGCTGGGCAACGCTACGCGCTCGGTGTGCTGGTTACCACGACAGGCACCGAGCCGACAATCTACATCAACAACGGTTTCATCCCGAACAACTTGAGTGTGTTGGACCCTCGGGTTACTGGTTTGGTGTCAGGTCAGACGGCATTGCCGTTGACCGCTAACAGTTTCACAGCCAGCACGGCTGCACCTTGGGGGAGGTTGTCATGATAATTGTAGACATTATTGAGAAAGACGACGGCACTACGGTCGCTATCATCGCTAACGAGGATGGCACTTTGGTTGGCATTAACACCTACGGTCCCGATTCATACCCGCGTCCAGTGCTCGGCACCATCGAGGAGGCTGGTGTGCTGCGCCGTATCTGGAGGTGGGTGACTGGTGGATGAACTTCGTGGCCTTCCTTGGTTCGAGATTGAACCTGGTGATATCGGGTTTGATGGCGGTGTCGGTTTCAGCGGCTGGCTGATTCGCCGCGCCACGGGCGCGTACGGTCATGTGTTTATTTACCACGAGAAGTTGGATGACAAGACTTGGCGGACGGTAGAAGCCGGACCTTCTGGCTTGCGGTTCCGTGTCCGCACTAAACCTGCTAACAAGGTGGTGCGGTTGTGGGAGAACAATTTGCATCAGCGCAGGATTCTGGCTGCATCTGCGGACTGTGTGGGGCGCAAATATGGTTGGGGTGAGATTGCCCGTATCGTGTTGCATCTGGTGGGTATCAAGGTGAACGGTTGGGCTGATGATAAGGGTCGGATGATTTGCTCGAACCATGTGGCGTACGCCGTGGGGCAGATGAAGAAAGGTATCAAGTTGACGATGCCGTATGAGCCGCATCATATCTGGCCACAGAAACTGGCGGAGTGGTGCGACTGGTACCAGTGGACCCGCCAGCGTATTAAGGAGAAGAAGCAGGAGGATAGCCGTGGCTACCTCTAAACTTATCCAGTGGCTCCCTGAAATCTTGCAGGCCACCGATGCGGATATTGCGCGCTTTGGTCCTAACGCTGCACAGGTGCGGGCGTTGCTTGACTTTATTCCAGGGATGAGTAAAGGCGGGGCGCGTGCCGCGGCGAATGCCGCGGGTGATGCCGCGGGTGATGTCGCGTGGGGTGCCGCGTTGGATGCCGCGTGGGGTGCCGCGAGGAATGCCGCGTGGGATGCCGCGGGTGATGTCGCGTGGGGTGCCGCGAGGAATGCCGCGTGGGATGCCGCGTGGGATGCCGCGTGGGATGCCGCGGGGGATGCCGCGAGGGGTGAAGTAGTAAGCGACTTAATCGACCCTCAAACCTATCGCATTCTTACAGAACCGCTTAATATTGGTAGAGTCTTCGACCTTAGGTTGCCTGACGCTGGTTCTGAGTTTATGCGTTTAACTCGTGAGTTGCGGCCAGCATCTGGAGACGATATCGAACGCATCGCTGACCTATCTGTAGACCCAAGAATGCCAGGCATCATAGAGTTGCTCCAAGGCCTTCAAGGCGGTATGCCTTTGGCTGCTAAGATTGATGCCGCTCGAAGACTTGACCGCGCTTCTCGCGCAGGTAGGAGAATGCCATGACCCCCGCTGGTATCCCCGAAGCCGACTGGAAACTGGTGCGCCGCATCTGCCGCAGGCACGGCGTTGACCCCCTGCTGATTGTCGCTATCGGCATGGCCGAAACCCACTGGTTCACCAAAGGCGACGGCCTGAAAGGCAACGGCCTCGGTGTCGGCTCCTACGACTCTGGCTCCACCTACAAGTATGCTGGAGTCAGGGGACAGGTGGAGCGGGCCTGCGAGATACTGGTTAAAAACAAGGCGACCACGATTGTTGATATTGCGGACGGCAAACTGCACGCCACAGGCAAATGGGTGAACGGCAAATATGTGGGGCCTGGTGGCTCGGTGAAGTGGGCTTCGGCTGACACTGCTGACGGTGGGCCACATCAGGGGCAACCTTACCCATGGTCGGCTAATGTTATGAAGATTTATAAGAGGCTTGTAAAGGAGGTGCTGCCGTGACCCCACATCTATACGGAAGTACAGCCAAAACGGCTTTGCAGTTTCTTAAGTCAGGGCGCGCCTTCAAAAAGGGTGGCGCTGAAACATTTGAAAAACTTCTGCGCAGTTTAGATAAGAAACTTGACCCAACAGAGGCGGTGTCCGAGTTTAGAAAACTTATTAATGCCCTTGAGACAGAGGCAGTACAAACTGGTATTTCCAACAGGGTAACATACGGCAGTGGTAGGCGTACGCCCTGGTCTGAGGCCAAGGTATCGGAACTGTCCTCCAAAGTAGACGAATATTTTGAACCAGTTGCGCGTGGTCAATTTAGGGCTTTGAACTATGATACACCAAATTTGTCTACTTACCACATTGAACAAGCAAAAAAATATGATACCATGGCGGGCATAACGAAGGGGAGACAACGAGCAAGGCTGCGCAGGGCTGCTGGTATGCATAGAAGCAACGCGGCTATATTTGATGCTTTGTATAAACTTTTTGGAGGTCAGACAATATGACCCCCGCCCGTAAACAGGCACTGCTCCGCATGGCTGGCGTGTCCGGTTTCAACAAGCCGAAGCGCACCCCAAACCACCCGAAGAAGTCGCACATCGTTGTAGCCAAAGAAGGCGACAAGGTGAAGACCATCCGGTTCGGGCAGCAGGGTGTATCCGGCAGTCCCCGTAAGGCTGGTGAGTCTGCCTCGTACCGCAAGCGGCGCGAATCATTCAAGGCGCGTCATGCCTCGAACATTGCGAAAGGTAAAATGTCGGCTGCTTACTGGGCCGACAGGGTGAAGTGGTAGCATGGCCATTGAAAGACTTGCGCTTGAGTTTGCAAAACGCGGATTGTCTTTTGACGATGTTGCGCGCATCTTAAACTCTCAACGCTCTAGAGGCTTTACGCGAGAAACATTTCCTGAGTTTCTTGATGCTGTACAAAAATATACCAGCGGAAGCGGGGATTACTCTTTGGTGAACTCCCTGCTGCGCGGCACCTACAGAACCGAAAACCCAGAAACACTTATGAGTGCGCAACAGTTGATATCAATGCTTGACGAGGCTATGGTTCGTGCGCCCAGGCTTGAGAACGATTTAGTCACCTTTCGTGGGTTGAGGGATGAACCAGAAGTTCAGGCATTGTTGAACCTAAATCCAGGTGAATCCTTCGTTGACAAGGGATTTGGGTCAACGAGCCTATCTGAAGATATAGCCAGGCAGTTTACTGGAGAAACTCCAGGTGCTATTCTGCGCATCAGCAACCCAACTGGTTCCCTTGGGCTGTTCCCGTATGCATATAGAGTACCCCACCG